CCTAGCCGCTCGCCCTCCACAAACGCGCGGGCGGTCTCGGTGCGTGCCACCACGGTCGCCCGCTCAGGGCTGAACGCGTAGTCAGTGCTGATCTGGTCAGCAATCTGCTGCACGCTTTGGCCTTGCTCCAAACCGCGAGCAATCACAGTCCGCGCTCGACGCAGTGATGCCGCTGAAGCCTCGCTTGCAAACTCTTGGCTGTACGTTGCAGCAAACTCCGCCACTCGTGGGTTGGTCACATCAAATGACGCAGACACGCCAACTTCATTGGTCCCAAAAGTGCTGCCCGATGCGGTCGCCTCAGCCATCGGCCCAGCAACTGCTTCTTGATATCTGATTTCAAAGGCACCAAGCGAGGTCAGCAAATTCAAAAGGTTGGCAGGAGTAAACTGCTTTTTGCCGCCCTTCTCACCCAGCAGTGCGTTGATGATTTCACGCTTTTGATCTTCGAGTACCCGCACCAAGTTGGTCTGGATACGGCGGGCAGGGTTGGCGGGTTCGCCAACGCGAATGTCCTCTGTTGCCGGAACTGGCTCGTAATCCTCGACATCTTCAATTGCCTTGCGGGCGTCCTTGGTGCGGTCGGGCCAGTCTTCTTTGCTTGGTCCGTCAAACGCCTTCTTCTGCATCTCCGGCTCCATGCCGGTTAGCAAAGCAACGGCACGCTTGGTGGCTGTACCGCACTGACGGTAGGCAATCGCAACCGCTTGGTCACGCTCGTACCCTTCTGACAGCAACTTCTCAATGCCGCGTGCAACGCAGTTGTCTAGGCTCTCTCCTTCTCTCCGCGTCACCTTCTCTCCGCGTTCATCCTCTGCCTTCATGCGGTCAAGAATCGAGTTGGCCCAACGCTTGCCCGGATCACCACCCCACAACGCCCAAGCAATACGACCGGCAGACGGGTAGCCGTCCTCGCCACGCTCAAAGCCTTCTGCTTCTTTGTCTACCTC